GATCGTGACGATTTCAGGTTCGGGGTGTCTCATTAATTCCAACTCCTTTTAAGTACAGTAAAAAACTTGCCTTCACGTTTAAATTCTATGTGGCTCGGCGGTTGGCCTTCGGTGAGCTGCTGCGCCATATCGTGAAGGTCGGTAGCCCTATAGTCCAATGCCACTTGTGCTTTGTATGCAATATCAGACAGTAGGCGGCGAGACTTTTCACCAGCATAACCGTCATGCGTCACCGTTAGATACTCGGTCACTGGCAGGTCAGATAGCCCCCCGTAATAGGTCAGGGATAGCATCTCTTTACCACTAGCGCGGCTTAAGTGTTTGCGCCACGTCCAAGCGGTAACGTCTAAGTCGGTGCCTTCCACGCCCATGATGTCTAAATGGGACAACTTTAAAGCTGGGCGCACTGGTTCAGGGAATGGTGTTCCGCAGGCTGGGCAGACCCGTACCGACAGGGCGCATATCTCTTGGCAGTTATCGCATACTTTCACGGGTGCCTCGCCTACCTTGTCGCCCTTTTTAGGTGGTGGCCTCACGGCGGTAATCGGCCCATGTTGTTCAACTACACCAGCAAAATCCAACACTAGGCAATCGGTTTTGCCCTCGGCGATCCTCAAGCCTCGCCCTGCCATTTGGACATAAAGACCTGGGGACATAGTAGGGCGCAGCATGGCTATCAGATCAATGCTAGGCGCGTCAAAACCAGTAGTTAGGACATTGGCATTTGTTAACGCTGTAATTCGCCCTGCCTTGAAATCGGTCAGCATTCGGTCACGTTCGTTTGATGGCGTTTCTCCGGTCACGCATTCGGCAGTGATGCCTTGCGCTACCAGTGCCTCAGCAATGTGCTGTGCATGGGCAACACCAGCGCAAAAGATCAACCATGATTTTCTTTCTTTAGAAAGATTTATGATCTCGCGCACAACTTTTGCATTCTTGTCCTTGGTGTCTACCGCTGCCTGTAATTCGGCCTCAATGTATTCACCACCACGCTTGTGAACTCCGTCAACCTCCAACTTGGTGACAGTTAGCTTGCTTCGCAGGGTAGACAAGTAGCCTTTATAAATCAATTCTTCAATAGATGTTGGGTTTATCAGCGCGTCGAATATGGCTGGCTTGTCGGTAATGTAACCATGCCCAAGCCTATAAGGGCTAGCGGTTAGCCCCACAATCCGCAGGTTCGGATTGATGGCACTCAGTTCGGCCAGCAAAGTACGATAGCCGCCCTCATCCTTATGGCTCACCAAGTGAGCCTCATCTATGATAACGAGGTCAACATGACCAATTAGCTTGGCCTTGGTGCGTACAGATTGAATGCCTGCAAAGGTGATGGGTTCGCCTAAGTCCTTGCGGCCAAGCCCTGCGCTGTAAATGCCAAGCGGTGCATTGGGCCAGTGCTGGCGCATCTTTTCGGCATTTTGGGCAATCAATTCTTTAACATGGGTCAGCATCAAAATGCGTGTCTCCGGCCATGACTGCAAAGCATCCTTGCACAGTGCTGCAATGATGTGAGACTTGCCTGACCCTGTGGGCAGCACTAAGCAAGGGTTGCCCTCACTGCCTGCCTCAAACCATGCGTAAAGCTGGTCTATGGTGCGTTGTTGGTAGTCACGGAGCATTAATTTTCTCCTGAATGCGAGCGCCGATCCAGCGAACCACTGGCACAGCCCAGCTATTGCCAAGTGCCTTGTACCGTGGTCCGTCTGGCGTTGGCTTGCCCTTGGCCTTGATGTTGGTGTAGCCATCTGGGAACCCTTGTAAGCGCTCACACTCCACTGGAGTCAGGCGCCGCACGGCCATGGCTTGAGCAGCAAACAAACTGCCATTGGTTGCGCTGGCGTTACCGTTCCATTTAGTGCCGTATGCTGATGTTAAACAGTCAGCCGTTTCTTGAAATGGTACTGGCTGCGCCACCCCTTGCGTTGCATGAGTGTCCACCGTGTACGCCGTGCCATCAGCATTCCAACCTTTACCATTTTGAGCTTTCTCACGTGGAGTAATGTCTTGCAAAGCAATGGGCTGTGCTACTGCATGACGATCAATTGTGTTTTGAGTAAAACACACCTCAACATTGATGCCATCACCTTGCGGCCCTGCGTTGTCATTGCGCCCAATCATGCTGCCTTGGATGGCATAAGTTGGATTTATAACTGGGATCATCTTGGCTGAATTTTTATTTAATCCATCTGTACCAGGGTCTTTGTAATCTCTTGCTGAAAGTGGACCAGTAATTTCAACACCACAATCCACAATCACCATTGCCTCTGCCTCTACGCGCTCATTTCCTGTGCGACTGAAAGGAGGGCCGTTTGTAACGCAGGGGGCAATTCTTTGCCCCGCTTCTCGGCTCGGCGCAGTATCCCGGCGCACGCCGTCGAACTCAAAAAGAACCTTTGCGGGATCGAAGTTGTCTCTAGCACTTGCGACAACGAACACACGTCGGCGTCGTTGGGCCAAGCCGAAATATTGGGCGTCGAGAACTCGCCATGCGACTGCTCTTTTGGGTCCAAGCACATAACCAGAGTTCGTCCATTTGCCCCTTGGCGGTTCCAAGGGGTTATCTTCGCCCGCGAGCCCAGCAAGGAAGCAACCAAAGGCGTTGTCTTTGGTGGAGAGGACTCCGGGGACATTTTCCCAAAAGATGATTGCAGGAGCATCTCGTCGAACAGATCGAACATGGTCAATTGCATTTGCGATACCTACAAAAATTAGTGACAGATTTCCCCGTGCATCATCAAGGGAATTGCGAAGACCAGCCACGCTAAACGCTTGGCATGGAGTACCGCCACAAAAGACATCTGGAGCCTCAATCTCGCCAGATAAAATTCTTTCAGGCAATGCAGTCATGTCCCCATAATTAGGGACATCAGGGTAGTGATGCTTGAGGACAGCGCACGGGAAAGGCTCAATTTCAGAAAGCCATGCGGCTTCCCAACCAAGTGGCCTCCATGCAACCGATGCGGCTTCAATGCCAGAACAAACAGAACCAAATCTCATGCTACAACCCTCCCATCCCACTCAGCCCTGATCTTGTTCACCGCAGGGTTAGAACAAGCCGCAGCATTGGCCAGTAGCTCCTTACTGGTGTAGACGCCCTCGCCTGGCTCCCCATTAGCCAAACCAAGGCCATTTATCTCATAGACCGCCACCCAATCGCTAGGGCTTTCCAAGCGTTTCCAAGGCACCAGATCGGGGTGCAATACATGGCTTTCGCAGCCTTCATACTGCGCGTCAGTCGGTACAACAGCATCCCATTTGGCGCAGTGCCACGTTGAATCGGACAATGGCGTCAAGTGGGCGCACGTTCGGCAGTTGACTTCTTTGGTGGTCTTGCTGCCGTGACAGAAGTCATGACCAGCGCACATCTTGCACTCAAACCATGTTGGGTCGGTGCTGATAGGTGGTGGCAAACGGTCTGTCAGCGCCAGCCGCTGGCCCTTTTCAATGGCTTTAAGTGCATGGTCGCGGTCATACTCCAAACGCTCGGTGTATATGCGGTCATCGTCTTTGCAGATAGCCACATACAAAGCCCGTTTCAACTCGGTGCCGTGCATATACACTTGGCACTGAGTAAAGTGCATTGGCTTAGACTTTGCTACGCCATTTTTCTCTAGGTCGTTAAATGACTTCAAGCTGTGCGTCTTGAATTCCAGCACGTGCTCAGTCTTGATTGCCCCAGGCACCCCCTTGCCGATGCCGTCCAGACTGCCAGACACATGGCTTCCAAAATCAACCTTGCGCTGGGTGCCTGATACGTTCATGCCAATGGCCCGCAGGTCGCTGACAATGGTGGCCTCCTCATTGTTGCCACGCCTAAACAGTCTCAGAATACGGCCCTTGAATTGTTCTTGCACTGCCCAGCGAAACGATAGCCACATCCAGCGTTCGCAATGGTGGCCTAGAGTGCTGCACCCCATGTGGGCGCGGGGCTTCTCTAAACGTGCTTCGTGCGCTTTATCAATAAGTGAAGTTATGGTAACCTCTGGCTCGGGAATCTTCATGGTTTCTCTCCTGTTGAGTAGTTGACCCCGCCGTTACAAGCGGGGTCTTTTTTTGCTTACTTCTTAGCCCAAGGTGGTGCAGCCTTGGCAGGCGCAGCGCTTGGT